ATTTGCTGTCAAGTTAGCTGTAGTCGCAACCAAACAAGCGGGGATATTGGCTAGGGTGTTTAAAACCCAATTTTCAGTCGCTAATGTAAACCAACTCGTACCATCTGAAACTTCAGGCTTACCCACCGGTGAAGGCTGAGGGGCTTGTAGCTTTCCGTTAACATCTTTGTCATCTTTCAAATTTGCGACCATTTTAATTTCTCCTATTTAAAGTGAAGTATTAAACCTAATCATGCCTGCAATTAACATCGCAGGCCTTTGTGAACTGTCACCAGACGGCATTGCCATGGATTTTCCAGTAAACACTGGGTCTGGTGAAAACACAGTAGCCACAGCAGTACCAAGTGTGCCAATACCCGTGACTGCTCCAACGACTGTAATAAGTTTTCCATCTACGTATTGTTTATTAGCCCCGTCAGTAGGCAATATTGGGTCACCAACATTAGTGAGCTTATGCCCTGATAAAGATACATCCCCATGACAAGGCAATGTATCTAACGAAAGATTATCAATTTGTTGTTGTAATGAACTGACGGATGACTGAAGGCTAGATATTTGGAACGAGTGAGATGCAACAGTAATACCAAGTCCCGCAACAGTAAATCCTAAAGCGGTAACCGTTGCGCTTAAGCCTGCAACAGCAGCCCCTAACTCAGCCACAGTCACCCCTAAAGCAGCTAATTCCGTTTGAAGGGCTAGTATTTCACCATTAATTACAACCAGTTCAGCTTGGATGGCGGCAACTTCTGATTGCAGAGCGGCCACCTCAGTTTGCAGTGTTCCAATCTCAAGTAATATTTCTTCTATTTGCCCTTCTACCACTACCTTCCAGTTTTCTAGTTCTGTTACTGCAGTTTGTAATTGAGTGATTTCTAGCTCTAAGTCTCCAAGCTTGACTTGAATTTCTTCCACTTCAGTTTCAATGACGGTTAAGTCATCTGATTCCGCAGGACGGCTTAAAATATTGCCTCGCCATATTCTTTTAAAAGTTAGATTAGGAAGATTATCAATGGAAATCGTTTGTACGGATTGTGGTTGGTTATTAGCGTCTCCTACGAATACTTGTCCTTGATTGAGATAAGCAATGCTAATAACCCCATCTTGATTACTTTTTAATAGCCCACCTGGAGCTAAATCACTGAGAGCTTGAGCATTCGAAAATAACGGGGTTGGGGTTTGTAAAATATAAGTTGGCTTTTTTAAAGCATCTATCCTATGTCTGACATCCACAATATCCAATCTAACATCAATCAAAGCTGGAGATGGCTGTGCGATATTGTCCCTATCTCCCACCCAAATATAATCTTTTTCCAATGGAAAAGGCGGAAACAGCATGTGCCCAGTTACGGGAGAAATCCAAGGCGAGAAATCAAAGTTTAGTTTCATGCTTGGAGATGCCCTATAAAGTTGCTGATGTTTTGAATATCTGAATTAAAATACTGGGTAGCAGAGTCCTGCATATACTGCATAAAAGAAGCGCTGGCATTATCTAATGAACTATCGGGGTTTTGTGCTGCTGGAATTTGATATTGCATCCGATAGTAATACAAGTTTTCAATCGTATAATTAGAAACGATATCCAACTCTTTAGACACCCCTTCCGGCGGTATTGCCATAGAAACATCCATCACCATTTTTATAGTATTTAAGTTATCAATTGGTCCTTTCAGTCCTGGGTCATTGGGAATAAATCCCATATTCCCCAATCCAGTTCCCACTGATAACACGCAAAATCGATTTGCTGTCGGTTTTACCGCTTTCATGACGGACAACGCAAAAGCAGAAGGGTTATTTAAAAATAATCCACCGTCGACATAAGTCGAACCACCAAATCCAGCGGGCGGGAAATAAACAGGCGCAGCGCTAGTGGCAAGCGCTACGTTTGCGGCCAATTCGTTTTGCCCTGTCAGTACTGGAACAATAGAGCTAGAGATATTTGAAAAGTACACAGGTACATTCACCTTATTACCGCCCGAATCTATTCTTTTGAAAGTAGGAACAACAACATTGGTTTTCATGTTCTGCAAGGTATCGGTTCCAAAAGCAGCCTGAATTAAATTAATTAAGGCAGTGTTGCTATAAAGGGAACTATACAAACCAGTTATATAAGCCGTCCATGTTCCATAACTTGCTTGCCCATCAAAAGGCGGTATTCCCGTATTAAAGATAAGCGGGCCATTCGTGATTAGTAACTGCTTCACATAAGTAGGCGTAAAGCCTTTGGCATAACCTAGCGCTTGAATACCACCGATGGAAGTTCCCGTGATAATGTCGAAAGACTTCCAAAGCTGGTCCGGTGAAATTCCCGCTTGCGTACAAAACAGCTCCAAAAAAGTTGCTGAAATAATACCTCGTATCCCGCCACCATCTAATGACAATACTCTAATGGTTCTTGAGTCTGCCATTTCGTTGAACCTTTTTAGTAGGTTTTTGGATATCGCCTTCCAGCTCTTTGACTTCGTCTTCCGCTAGCTTTAACTCATCTTCAATGGCTATTACTTCCATGCGTTCAATCGTTCCAGGCTTGAACATAGAGCAACCTGACATGCAAAAAACACTAAAAGCGATAATTGTTATCGCTACTAAGTCTAATGTCGTATTAAATTTCATTTGTCCTCCTTAAAATCCCCATCTCAAACCGATACCATAATAAACACTATTCTGCGGCCTTACTTCAGGTATGAAGTGGCTCTGAATACCATCGCTAGCGAAGGCGTGCAATTTTTCGGTGTTCACCAACACTAAAGTGGCTCGCATCGCAAACTCTTCAGTGAAAAAATAATTTGCGCCAAGCGTTAATCTTCTTAACGAACGAGAAGTTTCCATTTTGCGGTTGGTTTTACCTACGAACGAGTTAAACTGCATCGTGGCTCGCTCGAAAGTGGCTTTGGTGTGTGATACACCAACACCACCAAAGAATTGAAGCGGGTATGCATCATACCGAGGCGTTAATATTAACAAATTAACATGTGGGCCTTTTAATTTTAAGGAAGACCTAAACGTAATAGGCTCAAGCGATTGCGGAACTTGCATGCCAGAAGCGTACTCGTTAGCCGTTAGCGTGGACGTACGAGAGGAATCGCAATACTGATACCCTACTTCAACCGAAAAATGGCTATCTTTAACATTGATACCAAAAAATGGGTTTAGCCCTAAGGACTTCTTGTTATACAAGTTATCTCCATAATTTTGCTTAAAGCACATCTTACAGTACTGACCATCCGCACCAAAGTAAAATGGTAATTCTTTAGTAATGGCTGTAGTTGAAGCCAACAGTGATGATAAAATAATAATTAATCGCATACATGTTCTCCTTTAAATTCCATAGAATTGAGCAATAATTTGCTTTTGCTCATTGGTGAGCTTGGTTGAAGAGTTTGGGTTGTTAGCTATCTCCTGAACCTTTTGTACGGTAGAAGCATCGTATTGCGTCAGAATGGACGGGTTAATAAAGGAGGTATCGTCCTTTTTCTCAACCAGCGTGGTCACTGTCGTAGGAACCAACTCGGTTTGAATAGACTTGTTTGCCAGAATGGTCAATTCTTGTTGAGTCTTCTGAAGATTCTCAACCAAATGACTTTCAATGGTAATCAGGGAATTATCTGGATACTCGGAAACTGCTAAGCTTTGATTGTTAATTATTTCTGAAACATTTAATGAGTTATCATTCATTGTTGCACCTCCGTTTTATTCTTCCCCATGCGCTCTTTTAATTCTCGCATTTACCTTGCCTCTATAAATTGCATCTGTTTTATACTTTTCATAATTATTGTCCATTTCTTGTACAATTTCTTCGATAGTTTCCAATGGAGCTCCATTATCATTACTAGAAGGCGTAGAACTCCTTGCTTTTGAAGCCAACTTTCTTGACTCGTTTAACAGATTTAATAAGTGACTTGTTTTCGGTGCAGAGTTAAATACTTCTTTTGATTCATCTGAAAAATTATTCTCAACCCAATTGAATATGTTTTCAGCTTTAAAATTACTAGTACTTTCAAATTTTTCAATTTCTTTATCTTCATTAATTTTATTTTTATTGCTAATATCAGAAAAGGTTTTAAACACCCCATTGACCACGCTCTGTTTCAACTTGTTCTCTTTAGCAAAAGACAAGAAGCTTGAAATTTCCTCGGATTCAATATCAATATCTTCTTTAAAATTCTCAATCTGATACTTTTCAGGAACTTCATTAACACCCAGAGCTTTTTCCATTTCAGTATAAGCTTTTGCCTGATCGAACACGGTTTTATACTTATTGTCCTTTAACCATTCAGGCTTTTGCCCTTCCCCTTTTACACCCTCTGCTATATACCATTCGTTTGTTTCAGACATTGATTGCACCCTCATTTAGTTTAAGTTGATATTCCAAAGCTTGTTTATGTAACCCTCTAAGGGCTTCTTTAAATCCTTCGTAATACACAACAAACGTTTTATATTCTTCCGCTGGAACAGGAACAGAACGTCCACGTTCATCTACTACTACAGGAGAAATTAAAGCTTTCAAAATAAATCGCTTGAAAATCTTTTCCATCAGCATTTTCCCTGAATTATTAGTAATAAATACTTCATAACATAATCTTTGAAACTCCATATCTTCAGGATTTTCTTTAACAGAGCTTCTATTATCCGAACTAAAGTATTCGTCTTGTTTAAAATCATCTTGCATATTGAGCCTCTAACGCCATTTGTTGCATGTCTTCTTGCTCAGAAGCCATTTTGCCAAGGTTTTCTTCTATCTTGCTTTTATCGACTATTAAAGAGCTTGGAATACCCATCTTTTCTGCAACCCATCCAGGAATCTCAGCAGGCTGCAAAAAGCTCATTCCTTCAGGTCCATACATGGCTTGCATTACTTTTGAGTAATCAAGAAGATTTTCTACGTCTTTTCTACCCTGGCTTACTACCAAATCAGACTGATAAGCAATCTGTATTTCTTTTCCGTCCACTACTAAAGGTTTTAAAAATCCTTTTAATTGAAGAATATTAATAACTCTTTGTATAACTCTGCTTAGAAACTCTTGCTGTAAACGGCTAAAAGTTGGCCCCATTTCCTCTAGCATGTTTCTTTGCCTTAAAGAAAGCTCTGTCGCTGTTTTTGTGGGTGTTTCTTCAATGTTTCCCAATGGGTCTGCAAACAGAATCTTATTAATTTGTTGCCTTAAATCATTTGCAGTAAATTGTTCAAAAGCCGGGTTTCTTACGTCATCAAACGCTTTAATTGGGAAAGTTCCGCCAGGGCCAGGCGCAACAGGAATAATGGACATTGGCTCAAGTTTTGTTGTCCATGGATTAAACACACTGTCACTAAAAGCCATATAGGGCTTGCAGGCATTAAAATTTGCTGCAATTAATTCAACTCTTGCCAATTCATTCAAAGAAAGAATAGAAGGCAACGCTTGAAGAATAGGCCCTCGGCCCATTATTTCATTATTAACCTTGTCCCATCTAAAAGCTACCCAGGGAGATGCAACGTGTTCATCTTCTAACAGTATTGAATTATCAGTCCACAAACAATATCGATATAGTTTTTCTTTGTGAAAATAAATAACTCCTTCATATAAGCTCTTTACTGAGAACACAGGGTTATTTTCTAATCCATCAATCATCCAATTTGGAATGTTTGCATTAGGCCACATTTCTTGAATATCCGTGACCCTAATTTCATCCCAATAACGATAACAATTGTCTAGTCTACCCGTTGCAGATTCGTCAAAAAATATGCGGGCAAGAGGAATAGAGTGGAAAACTAATGGATTATCATCATCTCCTTCATTAATGACTAAAATAGCTGTCCCAACAGCTAAATCGTAATAACATTCATTCATCACCATATCAAAGTTAGAATGCCGGATATGGTCAAACAATATTTTATTAATTTCCTCAAGCTGCTCATTTACTTCATCTTTAAAATCTTCGTCATACTCAGTTCCAGCCTTTAATGTGGCCCAAACTTTTTGTGGAGGAGTTAATGCTTCTTGAATTTTAGCCACAAAGTTGCGAGTAGCCGCAATCGCCGTCGTATCAAAAACCCTTCCGTTTTTCTGTTCTCCTTGACTCCAAGAAGTTCTATCAAACAAATTACGCCCAGGAATACAATAATGGTAAGCTTTTTCCAAAGTATTTTTCCAAAGCTCAGTTTTTGCTTTAGCTGCACTATATCGACGCTTGTAATATTCTAATTTGTCTAAGTTACCCATTAACCTAAAGTATCCTTAAACATACCGTTATCATCTCCACCAAACAATGGTCTTCTATTATTTCTTATAATCGATTTATTCATTTGTGACTTTTTCTTTTCAAGGTTACTGCTCATTTGCGCTTTCATGTCCTGAGCATACTGAATTATGGCATTATTGGCAGTAGCAATATGATTCTGCATATTCTGCACTTGAGACATATAGGCATCACTAACACGTTGGGCAGTAGCTTCCTCTCTTTTCGCTTGCCGACTGGAGTTTCCCAAAGTTACAACATCTTTTGCAGCTTGAAAGGGATTTTTAAAAATCTTGCCAATACCCATCACTCATCCCCTTCTAAAGTTTCTTCATCATTATGTTCAACATGAGCATCTTCAATTGGCATTTGAGATTTCATACTAGAAGGCTCTTCTATAACGGAACTGCCATACTGAACTACTGCTTGAACGATATAACCGCCGTAAAGAAACGGATCTCCGTAAGGTTGCCATCCTTGAGCAATTAAATCCTGAACCATTCTAGGTAAATCTTGACTATAAGCAGTAACAATGTTGTAGCTTGTAATATTCATATAAACGCCCTCCAAATATAAAAAGATTGGATGTATTACACAGGAAAAGTCAATGACTAAATAAGAATACCTTATTTTGTCTATTACTCAGAACTTCAAATTTTTTGTTGAAAATATTATGGATTTGTGGAAATGCTTCTTTATAGATTTTTAACTTGTAACCTCATTGTAACCCAGAAGAGGAAATTTGACGCTCTGACTTATTTTTATCTTGTTCTTGTTCGTAAGCCCTAATGTACCACTCAACCGCTTTTCTAACGCAATAGCTTTTAGTTCTACCCATACGGTTAGCAATGACTTGCAAGTGCTTTTCAATTTCGCCTTTCATTCTAACCACTAACATCTTCGTCATCCCCTATATCAAATACATCTTTTCTCAAATAAACCCAACATATGTTTTTCTGCGTTTCATCAATGTCCTTTTCATCATCAACCCATATTATTTTTATATCTTCATTTGGCGCATAAACCTCTTTCATTTTCCTTAACGTAACTCTGCTAAAAAACCTTGTTTTCATTGGTTATTTCACTATATTTTTGCCCGTTCTTCAAATTCATCTACTATCGTTGATTGCTTAATATAAGCATCTATTGTGGCAACCTTCTCTATATTTTGTAGGTGTTTTTGAGCATAGTCTGGACATAAATGACCATCCGCAACTTTTTTCATTACTGCGGAAGCTTTTTTGCTTAACGAAATATTAGCCTTTAGTTCAGGCACCAAGCAGGCTTTATGAGCAAAACGAACGCGCATCATACTTAAAGCATAAGGATTATCAATTTCACCGGCATAAATTTTCTCTGTCAAATACTCTTCCGCCAACTCTGATGCAATCAGATAAGCTTTATTAAAAACAGGGTATTTGTTAAGCCACTCGTAAAATGTGCTTCTAACAATCATTGCTTTTGCACAAAACTTGTTCACAGTCCCGCCAACAATAAAAATATCCACCAATAAGTTGATATGATAATTTTCATTATAAATAACATCCTTGCCACTTTTAATTATCTTCAAAAGAGCCTTTTTATTACATTTCACGGGCTTTTCTGTGTCCGATTTAGCCATTAGCTCTCTACATCTCCGATCAGCTCTGGGTTTTCGTAAATGTTGCCGATGACTTCTAAACATTTACGATACTCCAAATAACAAAAGCTATCTTCAGCAGACCAATAGCCTTCAAGGTTTCTCAAATCTTGCGACAAAGGTGGGAAAACAAAAGCTCCTATATCGTTATCATACTCAACCATGCATAATGCTCCGTACTTTTCTATAAGCTCGTTTCTTCGATCACACTCTTTAGAACCATTACAATCATCGTTCCATTTTGTATTATCACAGTAACAATCCCAGTCGTGCTTAAAATCAGATTCTCTCAAAACATCCCCTTCCCAAATTTCCTTGCCATTCTTGTCGTAGAGACCTGTGAACTGCATTAAGGCGCCAATGGACTTCTCAAAGCGGTTGATTATATAGTTTAATCCAACAGGTGAGTCAGCGGGAATATTTCTATCAGACGAAAAAAACGCATCATAATCCATGTATTTTATGTCATGCCGCCATACCCTAAATTTAATCTGTCGTTGGTTCATCTTTCACCTTCCTAATTGCAGCTTCTGTTATTGCTATCACTTTGTTCCACTTGTCATGCTCTCTCGACCATCCCGCCCTAGCGAAGAAGAAAAAAGAATAAACAAAGAAAGACAATATCGCATACCCTAAAATAAAATTTACTAAATCGCTCATTTCCCTCTTCTCACAATAATATCAACATTTTTCGCCATGCTTTCTAAAGCATCACGTATCCTTTCTTTGTCGCTTGCGAATCCTAAACCGACAATCAAGACAGCAACGGGAATTGTGCCTATGATAGTTCCAATAACAATCCCAGCCCAAAAAACAACAGAATCAAAAAAACTTATATTCACATTAAATCCCCTAAACCTTCCAACCCAAATTCACGTTCTGCTCACCGAAGTCATCATACTCATCATATCTCAAGTAGCTCTTGCGTTTTTCTCTACTCACTCTTGCGCTAGCAAGCATCGCTGAAAATTCTTTCTTCTGCCTTTCACGATTTTCCTTAGCCAAGCATCCGCATGACTTTGTCCCTATGACAGGTTTTTTTATATTTGCTAACTGCACCTTACAACGATTACCACACTCACATTCACAAACCGCAATCGCTCTGTGCCTTTTGTCTTTCTCAATTGCAATCACGGTAAGTCTACCGAATTTTCTTGAGATTGAATCTTCCGCTTTTTCTTTCTCATTCATCTTGTTCTTCCTGCTTCATCTTGAATCTGTTTAAAACTCTTCTTTGGCTTTGGCAACATCGCTCGAATATTATCCAAGCTAGTTTTTGCAATCCCTAATGATTTTTCTCTAGCGGCTTCTTTGTCATACCCGAGTTTTAACACGTTTGTTGGGGCTGGGCGATAAATTTCTGGAATTTGATTGTGCGTCCCATTCTGCATAAACCATTTAAAATCCATTGCTGTGCGTGGAACGACATCATCACGCTTCAAGTATTTCCCAGATAAAATTAAATCCATCGCTTCGATAATTTGCTTAGGATGAAAATTTCCAAGACACTTCACCCAGCCTTCCAAAACGTCTTTTTCTTCGTCCGGCCTGAAAAAATATCCCTTGCCACCACACTGTTTTGACATTTCTCCAAGCATTTCGTAAATAAAATCCGTTTGTGTCATGCAGTCATATTCGCAAAGAAATTTATCGGAAAAGATAATTTTATCGAAAGCTCTTAACCAAACCGGCAAATTATTTAACACTTCAAAATTCAACATTACACCACTCCTGCAGCTGCTCGTCTCGCCTCGATTCTTGCCTGCATTTGGCTATGCCAAATATCAGATTCGACTTTTTTCACGTCCCGATACGACATCTTCTGCTTCCACTGTACTTGCGCTTCTCGCTGCAGCTCCTCTGGCGTTCTGCAAACATTCTCCCAGCGGTCTTGGTTTAACCAAGTCGCAGGATTTGCCCAGAACGGTGTCCAAACACCAAGCCGAGCGCAATGCTCTCGCTCAACCTTTTGCGCCTCTAGAGCCGTTAAAATTGCCGCTAACGACGTTTTCTTGATTGCTCGCTCAAATGCCTTAGCAGCTGCGCCTTTCCCAACCTTGTGCGGGTAGGCTGCCCAGAACATCAAGAAATTTTGAGATGCTAGCAACAGTGATTTCTCAGCCCTGGGTTTTTCTGGGTAGGCGACAATCTCGGATGCTGCGAGTGGCAATGGTTCTTCCTCAGGCGTTGGTTCTGGCATTGGGATTGGTTTTTGAGTCTCCATTTTTTCTTTTAAAACTGACTCAGAAAAAGAATGGTCGACCGTCAGGTCGATACTTGGTTCTGCCTTGGGTGGTTCCATGGCCTCAATTTCGGGAGCTGCCTCGCACGTGCGTTTTGTTATTGTATTAGTCTCTGTATTAATCTCTGCCTTAGTCTCTGACGTAGTATGCCTAATTTGGGCAGACTGGCTGTCCTCGTTGAGGCATGAAGTTTGCCTATTTGGGGCACGCCTGTTTGCCTGTTTTAGGCGAGCTAGTTTGCCTTTTTTTACACCATGTTTTTTGAATAAGTTTATAAGCTTAGTTAAATTAATTTGATAGTAAGTTTTAGCTGGCAAACTTTTTACTTCAATTGAAAATACGCCAGTTTCAATAATTTTTTTCTTAGAAGACCTAAGTTGTTTTATTTTCATTCCTGTTTCTTCACAAAGTTCCTCGTCAGTTTTATAAAATTGTCCATGTTTCATAGTTTTAGACCAGTAAATCAATGCTCCTACCAATAGACCATCGCTAACAGATCCAAACATATTTGCATATATTGGCTTGTAAATAATGATTGGTTCTTCATTTAATAAATCATTTAAAACATCTGATAAATTTGACATTTACTTTTCTCCCGTAAAACTGATAACATGTAGTTACATTAAATTTGACAATCTCCAATAATTAAGCCCGAGTAGTTAACTCGGGCTTTTTTTGTCCTAAAATGGAATATCTTCTCCTAGTCCCTGTTCTACAATCCCAGAGACATTAACTGCATGTAAAGGCGAATACGAAGCGGTAGCACCATTCAGTAACGTTTCGGTAGCTGTCGCAAAGCTTCTTGCTAAATAACGGTCAATGACATTCTGGTCGTCATATCCTTCCTTGCCTTCTTTGATTCCAACAAGACAAAAGACATCACGGCCAAACAACTCCTCATCAACCAAAGTTCCTTTGTTGAATTTGTCAATTAAGCTCTGGTCTCCGATAGAATCAACCATTTGTTTAATCTTCTTCTTGTCTCCGCCAAAAATAGGGTCAAAAACATACCCGCCATTACCATTTGCATCTATAACGGAAAGTTTGAACTTTCTGTACTTCCCGCCATTTTTCATCTCCAGCTCTTTACCCTCTCTGTCCGTTGTATAGACATCAACGATAGTTGCCTCTGCTTTACCCATTCTCAATAACTTACTCATAACTACTCCTTAAATAAAATTTCATATTGATTACCAATCTTGATTTTTGCGACTTCAATGCCAACGAGCATTCCAATCCCAAAAACAGATACACTGACTACCAGCAACAATCCAAAAAACCTCACATCGTCTCTAAACATGTTTAAGCACCAAGTGCACTGCAAAGACTAGGAAAGCCGTATACACTGACAACCTCATAAGATGAATTACTGTAATACGCTTTACATGTTTTACTGGCTTCCTATACCATTCTATAAACCTACGCATTGTTTCACCTCTTCTTTCTCTTCTAGCTCATCTCCTTCCGCATTCATCGTGTCCTTAACTAAAACCGAAATGCAGTCCAGCAATCCCTCAAGTATCCTTACCCGCTCAAGCATATTAAGTCTGAACCCTTGTAGGTAGCGCTCCCCAAGTATTGTGTCTTTTTCAAAACGATTAACAAACTTGTGAGCTGTAAAACTCTCGTGGTTTATCACTTCTAAAGCGGTAGAAATGCTGTTCAAAGCCGTAAAAATCTGTTCGTTAGTTAGCATGGTCTTCTCCTTCTTCCATTTTGATTTCCAGGCTAGCCAATAGCTTAGTTTTCCAAGCTTTGGAAGCTTCGGGGTTTTCTTTTTCTAAACCTCGTATAGCCCACATTGCTTTCACTTCACTCATTAAGTCCACACTTTTAACTTCTGCCCAAGCAAGCATGTTATTAATCCTTTGCTGTGGCAGTTGAAGATAATCAATAAGGAAGTTCAAATGATTTTTGGTTGCTTCTAAAACTCGTGGCTGATGTTCGACAACATTTGAACGAGAACCACAATCAAGCGCTTCCTCATATGCGACAATGCCCATGAGTTTATCTGCCCAATTGTCTCTCAAAGAAAAACTTCTGGCTCTCATTTGCATCATTCTCTCAGGCATTTGACGCCAAGGACCTTCTTTTTTAAGATATCCTGCTTTTTCTGCCCTTTCGATTCCAAATTCTCGGACAACTTCTTTTCTTCTGTCTTTCCTTTTTGAAATACAAATGTAGTTATGTTTTTTAGAGTCAAACTCTTCTTCTATGTATTCGCAATTGGAAAGAGCCAAGCAATACCCTAACAAAACATCTCCATACATCGACACTTTGCCGTTAATAATGCACATTCCTTCCATAGCTTGATTAACAGTAAGTCCAAGTTCAAATCCTTTCATAAACACCAAAAGCAAATTACCAGGATTACCTTTTGCCCACTTTGGGCATAAATCAGAATCAATAATATCCTTGCAAGTTTGTAACGCTTGTTCCCGTGAAGAAAAATCAAATATATTTAGGTTAGGCTTCATCAGTGCACTCATCACACCCCCTCCTTTGCTTCATAGCTCACTTCCACAATATCGTCTTTGGATTCCGATATTTTTTGATAAGTCTCTATGACTTCAGCTAATCTGAGCACATCTTGTTTTGTTTTAGAAAAAGCTTCTCTAAACTCGTAATCACCAATCGTTTTGCAAAGGTGAAAAATTTCATGCTTATAACTAATCAGTAAAAAGTCTTTCGGAATATAAAGCGTTTTTCTCATTACACTTCTCCCGTAATCAGTAATAACTCTTCCCCTTGGTACTTAAAACTTCTGATATCCGACAACCATGCGTTAAAGACTTCTCCATTGATAATGTCTTTCACCAACGCTTGGCCGTCCTTCTCTCCAATGAAGTAATCAAGAACTTTTATTGCTCGAACTAACGTGCATGGACTAGTTTGTATATTCATTTGCATATCCCTCATATTCGTTTAGCATTTCTTGGCTGGCTGGCTGGCTGGCTGGCTGGCTGGCTTTCAAAAAACCGACTGCGCCGTTAATCGTTAGTGCTCCGCTATCAACAGCTTCTATTAACTGTCGGTCACCAGAACGGCAGATGCGATCAAGATTGCATAATTGGCCATAGCTCATGTCAAAAATATTGGCTATTTGCTCTTTAACAGTTAGCCTTCTTTTTTTACAATTAACTTGCGTCAACCCTGACGTAAGTAGGCCGCTTTTTTCATCATTTTTTAAAATATTTTTTAACTTATCAGATCTAAACCCTCTTCCTTTGCCATAGTCAGAAAGTAGGCAAATGCCAATAGCCCATTTTTCAGACGGGAGAAGGTTTACAGATATGTCTTCAAGCTGAATGTTACCAAGCCATAAATCGTTAAGATTTATCTTTACAACGGACATCCTTTTTATTCTTATCGCTTCATATCGCTGCTTCTGAACAAGACCGCAAATAAGCCTATTGTTCTGGTCAACGATAATCCATCCACTTTCTTTTTGATGAGGAAGGTAGTAGATGTCTCTTAAAATGATCTCCTTCAATACGATTGAACATCTATCATCAGGAATTACCTTTGACAAATGCCTATTTAGCTCAGGAGTTTCTGGCGAAACTTCTTCAATAGGGATTCCGCTGTGAATTGATAAACACAATGGATATGCAAAATTTGTTTTCCGATAAATATCTTTAAACCACTCCTCGATTGTATTCTTTGAAATTCCTAAAATTGCGCTCATGGCGTTAATACTGCCTAAGGCTGTCCTGACCTTCTTCAATCCATTTAATTTTATTACTGCGGTTACATCATCCAATTGCCCAATAATCGACATACAGAAAAATCCTTCTAAAAAATCGAACTCTTGGATATTCAATATATAGAAGAAAATTGGTTTGTATACGTGCTGCAGCACGTGAATTAATTCACAGTCTTTTACAACCTCTCTAATCATATTTTCACTAAAAAGTCTGTAAGCATTTGTCGCTTCATTTGGTAAGTAATTATCACAATGTTTAATTTGCGCACTCATCTTACTTCCCTTCTTCGAAGTCTTTAGCCGTTAATTTTTCAAAGCCCCGAAGTTGCTCTATCACTCCTTCGTTTTTGAGCCTGACAAGATCCTCGTCCTCCACTAACAACACGACTGTAGAAAACGCATTTGGCCTTCTATTTTTTTTTGGCTTATGCTTTTTGACGAACAATTGATGAACGTTAAAGGTTAACGGTGGTTGGACTAAGTAATATCCTTCTTTGAATTTGCTCATTGTGCTTCTCCTTCTGAGCAAGATTCGTATTCGAAGCGATCTGAATCATTATCTTCAACTGCGGGGATTGGATAGAGATTGAAGTGAGGGTGTTTACTGACCTGATAAAGGTCTGGTATGATGTCAATTGGTAGCATGAAAGTGCTCCTATAACTGTTGGAAGTTGTACAAAATGGCGGTGGAATTTGCCGTTCCTTCCGCCATAACCATTTGTAAAATTTAATTATGCTGAGTATTACTCAGCACGTCAATAGTTTTTTTGATATCGTTATTGTGCTAATCTTGTCTTTATGAATAAACAACAAGCTTTAATGAAAATTATCACTAAGGTTGGGTCTCAGTCTGAACTCGCACGCAGGCTTGGAGTAACTAGAGATTACGTTAACCACATGGTGAAAGGACGATCGCAAATTTCTTCAAAGTTGGTTAAAAAACTTGTTCTATTGTCCGAAGGTGAAATAACAGAAAAAGACCTTCGTCCTGACATCTTTTACGATGAGTTCGAAGAAAAAAAAGAACTTAGAGTAGCTTTCGGCTAATTATCAAGGATAAACAGCCCAGGCTTATCCCAATTTTTGTATCCAGCGATCACACCAGCTAAAGGCCAAAGCAATAATATCCACGGGTGACAATAATCCCATTCATCTACTCTTAAAATTAGGAACAAGACAAGAAAAATAGGTATTACAGATATTAAGTAAATCATCGGATGCAATATAAGCATATAAAAAATAACCGCTAAAGCATCCTTAAAAGGCATATTCCATATTTTTGCTACTATTTCCATAGAGCGATCCAATCCACATTGGTTAATTCTTAGATAGTAGTTTGACCTAATAAAATGCCCAATATAAAGACCTGCTTCCACAGATGCCCAGACCAGTAGCCATGATTTAATATCTGATGTACGCATATAACCATTTTTTATGAAATTTTTAATAGTTTGATTAGACGTGTTCAGCTTGTCAATTGATTAGAATGTGGTATCATGATTCCTTGATACCACTATACCAAGGTTTCAAGATATCATGACATCAAGACACCTTTTAGGAGAAAATATGCTGATTTTAGTGGGTGGACAAAAAGGCGGGACTGGTAAATCTACCGTATCAACCAATTTAGCCGCAATGAGGGTAACTCAAGAACGAGATGTACTTTTGTATGATCTCGACCCTCAACGAACATCAACCTTATGGGCATCAAGACGAGATGAAAATCAGGTAAGCCCAAGAATAGACAGCACTCAAAAAGTTTTGGATAAGAGGGTACTCAATACAGGATTAGTAATCAGAAATGAGCTGCTCTCATTGATACCAAGATACCAAGATATCATCATTGACGCTGGCGGGGCCGATAATGAAATTTTGAGAGCAACAATGACGTTGGCCAATACGTTTATCCTTCCACTTATGACATCATCCTTTGACATTTGGACTTTAGACTTAATGAATAATCTTGTTAGCGAGGCTACGCAGATCAACTCGAAGTTAACGGCAAAGGTCTTGTACAACAAGGTAGCAACCCAACCTTCTACGGCAAAGAAAGAAATAGCGGAAAGCGACGAAATTTTACAAGACTTTGTAGTATTAAAAAGATTCACTACCACTATGGTTTATAGAGTTGCCGTTAGGCGTTCTCAAAGTAAAGGGCTTTCTGTTTCAGAATATAAGCCGTCAGACGATAAAGCCATTGAAGAAGTTAACGCATTATATGAAGAGGTGTTTAATGACAAATAAAAAACACGGCAAAATACCCACCATTTCTAAAGATAGAATTGATTCAACACATTTGCAAACAACATTAGGCGCTAGCAAAGAATTCCACAATTTTGTTAAAAATAAAGGGCAAGTTAAAAGCTTTACAACTAGATTGCCGTTGCCAGTTTATGAGAAACTCAAAATAAAAGCTTTCAATAATGATCAGAAGATAAACCGCATTATTTGTCAACTTGTTGAAGAATATTTGGATAAATAGGCTAAAAAACCACGCTTTCAACTACAGGCTCAATATCCTCTAGGAGCTCTAACACTAACGGATGACACAAGAGTATCAGGTACGCAGCCTTAAGCTTCTCCAAAGCTCTTCGGCGGTATTCGCCAACCGCTTCGCTCGAAATTCCCAACCGTCTAGCTATTTCTTTGCGTGGTAGCTTATCTTCAAAAAGACAAAGTACTTCCATTTCTCTGTTCGTAAGCGATTCATGTTCTTGTTCCTTCGTTATAGTCCAATGATTATGAAGGGTATAGATGGAATCAACCAGTTTTTTGGTTTGTTCAACAAAGTTAGTTTTTTTATCGATTACGAGGACACTTCGTATATTTTCGTGGCTCTCTAGTTTCAATATCTGTTTTTTGCTTATCCATGGCTTTTTCGATGTGACGAAGATAACGCTTAGTGCTTTTTGCATATCCGCAATCTGTTGAATTTCTTGATAGCTTGGCATATCCACTAATTTAAGGTCTTGGATGATTACGTCTATTTTGTTTTTTTTCGCAAACTCCAAAGCCTCTCTCCCAGTTGAGACCACAGTCAAGTTGTAGTCCTTGAGCAAGAGGCTTTGATAATCAGCCGTAATCTTATTGTCTTCAACCAAGAGAATATCTAACACTGCAAGGCTTCCTTGGTTTGTAGCGCTCGCTTCATGCGATCAGCGAAGCCGTTAATCTGCTCAATCCTTTTGGCTGCGGGATGGTTAATGGCTTTCGATACCTCGAACACGTCCCTCTCAAAGTCTCGGTATGAAATTTTACGTAACGCCCGCTCAACGAAATACAGCAACGCAATCTTGGCGGCTATCAGCTTGTCAGACGCTAAGTCTGGTTCGTTGATTAAATCAATGCCAAGTTTTTGGCCAAAGTGTTGGTAGTTCGCACGACCAGTTATGTGAGCGAATCCTCTGCCACGATACTTGTAGCCGTCTCCTTTCTCGATATTACCCAAGTCTTTTCGCATGCCGTACTTGGACTCGAAATATTGATATGCATCTACGCCCTTTGGTGAATGCTCCACGAGAAACCTAAACCCGCCCGTCTCATGTCCAAACTGGGAGAAGATGTGTGGCAACATATCCGCTGTGAGCTTTATTCCAAGTGTTTTTGAGGCTAACCAGAAGTAATGGGCGCACTCTTTAGCGTCTATGGCCTTATCCGCATTCTTCGAGATAGCAGCTTCCAAAAGTTTTAATTGCTTGTCTTGCTTCTGGCTTAACTTTTCTAGCGAGTAGCCAAGCAAAAACTCATATACTCTCGGACAACGGAAAGCTAAACCCAACAGTTTTCGTAACAAGTTGAATAACCAGTTCATGATAATGACTCCTCTCAATAATTTGCCTTTGAGACAATTATCAAGAAGTCTAGTATCTAAATATGTAGCTTCGATTGTGTACAATAATTGATGACCTATACAGCTGAAAATGCTACAAAAACCCTATAATTTGTAACGAAAAACGTCACAAAAACAAGGCGACCTAATTTGAAGATTATAGCTTATATTAGTGTCTAAAGGACAGATTTATGTAGTGTTTTTGTTCTTTTTACACATTTATACTTATAGTTCATTGGTTTTGTGTAATAGGATCACTATGGAAAGAAAAAAAACTGTGAAAAGAGGCAGGCCACCATCAGGAAAAGTTATGAAAAAAGCTTTAAAGAAAGCGGTTGATATTGTTGGTGGAGTAACAAATCTTGCGGTCGATATTGATGTTGATCATGCCGCCATTTCAAAATGGCTCTATACTAGAAAACCTATACCGCCAAAACACGTCCCTAAAATAGTAATTGCCACTAAAGGCAAAGTTCGACCGGAAGAGTTATGTCCTGATATAATATGGAAGATGCCAGAGGCTGAGGAGTGATGAACATGATGCACATAGATACTAACAAAGCTGTCAATCAGTTAGTTAAGTCTGGCTTGAAGAAAGAAACCGCAGAAATATTTGTTGAAATTATTGAGTCATCTCATAAGTCAAATTTAGATAATCTTGCTACTAAACCAGATATTTCTGACGTACGAAAAGATGTTGCTAATACTGAACTAAAGCTTGAATTAAAAATTGCTGACGTAAAATCTGAACTTATGAAAGAAATAGGTATAGTCAGAGAAGGAGTGTTTGAAGCTAAATTACAAGCAGCTAAACTTCATTCTGAGTTAAGGGAAGACATTAAAGATTTAAAATCAAGCCTAAAATTAGTATACGTTCTGGGCGGCGTCATTAGTACAGGCGTATTTACTCTATTGTCCGCAATTGCCGTTAAAATTTTCTTAGGCTAGTTTCATCCACCCCTCGAGGTAAACCAACTGCATCTGAGTACCCAAACGATGGCTTGAGTGGGTGGGCCATATCCATAGGGGATACGCTCTAACTTAAATTTTCTTTTGGCTTACCACCTTCTTGACCGTGGCTAAGGCAAGAGGAAATGCCTGTTAAAAATTTATAATATTGCTCTGCGGCAATTAGCGTATAGTCATAACAAGAAAATCCTTGCTTAATAGCAAAGTCTAAAGCTTTTTCAGCTACATTCATATCAAAATTAGTCATAATGTCCTCTCTTGTTTAAAATTAAATCCGCAATCATCAATTATACATCTCATGGAAGCTTGATTGATATTTTCTAGGCTTATTCATGTCTGGTCTAGCCATGTTTTCACTCCAATATACCGCAAAGTACCTAAACGCATCTGCTCCATGACTTGCCCAGTTGTGTAATGGTTTAGGTTTAAATGTTCTGTTTTCATCGTCCCATTCACGCCTATATTCCCTTAAAGAGTCAATTCCTAACGCACAATTATGAATATGGAACCTGCATTTAGGCAGTATCGCTCGCATTGCTTGGATACCGTTGTCAATGCCAACATCAGGTACCACCTGAAAAATTATGCCCGCTTCTCTAGCGAGTGATAGCGAGGAACGAGCGGAGTAACCCCATTTTCTTTGCTGAATGTCATGAGGCGCAAAATGATACTGGTAATTAATTCCTAGCTCTTGTCTTACCCTATTTAATTCTCTTGCATAATACTCAATACCTTGGTCTGTTTTTTCAATGTAGTAAATAAAGTCTATATACTCGCCATTTAATTGGAAAAACCAAATACAAGTAGGGTCACTTACCCCTATATCCCAACTGGTAAATACGGGCAAGTTTGGATTAATATCAAAATTACAAATTCTATTTTCTCTTTCAATATCATCAAATTCTTTAGTAAAATAAGCCCCTTGTACACCAACATTCCAATCACAATAATACTCTTGCCTGATACCCTCTTCCGATATTCCTTTTTTCCTTTCGTCTTCTACTTGTTCTTCGGTAACGACTGGCGAACCATCATTCTTTTTGGTTTTGTCTATACCAAGAACAGTCGTATACCATTTAGGAGATGAGACAACATTTTGATAAAGTTTAAAGAAGTGATTTTTACCTAACGGCGTTCCTTGAATAATTTCCCAACCATTAGTTTGAACTATCATAGGACTTAAGTATTGAAGCACTAAAGGATTATGCCTCTGAAACTCACTATATACAATTCCGCAAGCTCCCATTCCTAGTAAAGAACCAACATTATTAGAGCCTGCAAGTTGAATAATAGAGCCATTCTTTAGCTTAACAAACATTTCCGTTGAGTTTGGTTTTCCATCTATTAATTCTTTAGGAACGTGGTCTAAAAAAGGCATTCCTTCATCATCAAGACCCCGCCATATCACTTTTCTGGCTTGTTTGCTCTCTGGGAACAGATAAAGATAAACGCCTACTTTTTTTAAAGCGGCCGCAACCATAATGTTAAGAGCGCACTTATCCTTTCCGCCCCGTCTATGGACTACCCACAAGTGGTGCTTGATATTATCTTGAAAAAAAGCTTTAAACTTTTTCTTTTGATAAAGTCTTGGCTCAAACTTATAAGGTAGTTCCATTATTAATTATTTACTTTTCACCCTCGGAAACATCCGTTTCCCCGTTTTCTTTTTAGAATCCTCTTTAAAAGATTCTTTTTCAGCTTCTTTCTTGGTCTTAACTTTTTTGCTAGCCATATTATTTCCCCTTTTTCTCTTTGCCTTTCCCCGCCTTCTGCATTGCTATAGCTACCGCTTGTTTTTCAGGATAACCAGAATGTCTCAGCTCTTTAATGTTATCAGAAATAACCTTTTTATTACTACCTTTTTTCAATGGCATAAAAATCTCCTATGCTCTAATTCCAAAAAATAAGCAATGTATATTATTCGGTTCTACCGCTTGAGATAATGAATTTTGAAAATATACGTTTATGGTAGTTTGATTGACCACGTTCCAAGCGTAAAATACGCCAATATAAGAAAAAGAAATAAATGTAGAAACAAGGTAAAACGGAAAATTAAACGTAATCGTATAATTGCCAGTACTATTTCTGACAACTTGTGCAATATTATGTTGGCCTAAAATTTGCGCATTATTTCCTTGGAAAACAACCCAGGCTTTAGCCACGCCTGGATAATAAAATAAATTCTGTGGAGTTACGGCAAGCGCATTGCTAACTGGCGTCTGCATATCCGCTTGTTGGGCAACAGGAACGTTTATGGTTCCATTATCCGTAATGGGGCCACCTGTCGCTAAGCCTTGCGTATCGACTTGTCTAACGGTTCCATTGACCCCATCCGCAGCGGCGGTAATTCTTCCATACTGGTCTACTGTTGCGTTCAGTGAAGTATAATTTCCAGGGACTACGCCACTAGGCCTCAATGAGACTGTTCCAACTCCGGTAATTGGGCCACCTTGCAGGCCATCGCCCGTATCTACTTGTGACACTGTACCACCACCAGGGAACGGGTCGGGTATTGTGCCTTTAGTCATCATGAGCCCCGTAGGGTCTTTCTTCCAAAACTGGTTAGGCCCAAGAACTGGAAGTAAAATGTCACCATCTAGCACACTTTCACTTGTGTTGTAATGAATGTTCAACTTTTCTTCTTTCATCTTGTTTTGCTGAATCATCAACACTTGGCTTTCAAAATCGGTGTTAACTGCATCAGACGTAAATGCGCCAGCGTTGTTGTAAAAGTTAGCTCTAGCGTTAGACATGTCCCTAATGATCGTAATTCTATCTCCTGCTTGCGGAAGCTTATTAGGATTAGTAATGGTAATAGAACCCGTGTAATTAGGATTCTGAATTACCGAATAGTCAACGGTTAAATTTAAAATATCGTTCGTGTCACTTGCTGGCGAGCCTGCTTGCGTGACGAATACTTTTAAATCTTCAGGTTTAAAAAATATGAACCCTACACCGAACGTTACTTGATTCACTGCTGAGATGTATTGGATTCGTGGCACTGCGTCTGTTATCGGTATGCTTGGCATTATCTCCACTCCTTAAGCTTTTCTGCTTTTTGTCTAGTTTCTGGGATATCAAAAGAATCTATTAAGTCATTTTCAAATCTTCTCAAATATATAAGACTACTTAAAGGAACCATATTTAAAGCTTTTTTCCAATCCTTTTTGTTCCACTCTTGGTTGATAAACATTCCCGCAACACTTGTCCCGCTTTGTAGAATGCTTTCAGGAGCGAATTGCATTAGTCTGCCTGCGTGTTTAAAACGATCAATATTTAATCCTGGAAATAAATTACCTATTGCGTTGATTCTGTTAAAAACGTCCCCAAACGTACCCAGTACGCCAGAATTCAATAACGCATGTTGAAATAGGTGGGCAGGTTCAAGATCTGGCTCTTCCCCTTTTGATATTTTCCTAAGTGGTTCGACCAATGCTGAAGTAGCCATCATCATCGCTATTCCAGAGCATTTATTGAAATCATATTTTTGCAACAAAGGAACAAGATAATTGGCTGTCGCTTGAAATCCCCACCCCATATACATCAGTAATGCCCCTGATATTCCCTTTGGATTTGCTCCCAATGGATAAGACGCTATGTTAGAGCCTGAGAATATTGTAGAGTTAACTTCCTTTTTGATAGCGTTTTGGAATATTCTTTTAGCCTCATTATTGTCCCATAAATGAAAATTCGGGAGATAAGAGCCGTTTAAATTTTCACCATATTTGGCGAATTGTTCTAGAATAATATCTCCGTGTTTTTTTGGATCTATGCCAGCGACTAACATTTGTTGTAGATGTTTATCTTTGAGTTTTCCTTTATTAAATTTTCCTAAATAATCAATCATTCTAGACTGTGAGGTCGTAGAGGATATGTGTTTCCAAAAATCTTCCCAAGGATTTACGAAGTTTAAAACGCTCATATACTTAGCGGCGTTATTCATAAATTTTTCAGCGGAATTCATAGGTAGCTGAACGTCCAGCCCCATATCAAATTTTGTACTATAAAACGCTTGAGCCGTTTCTATCCCAATCGCCATATCTTGGGCTTCTTTTCTTAAACGCTTATTATTTTTATAGGCCGTAAATAAATTATGTAAAAACGGTTTAATTCCGTGATTGAAATATGGCAAAAACCCATTTCTGTAAATAGGAACAACCGCATCTTGCAAGCATAATAAAGCTAAGGCTCCCATCTGGGTCGCATAAGCCCAGTTCTGCATAAACCTTACGCTTCTCATGAAATCCCCATATTTTGGAGAGTCATATCCCATTAAGCGGTTGTAGACATTAGAGGCGAATTCAGTACTATCCTTAAAGTCTTTTTCAAGCTTAAGTCTCTTTTTCTGATATTTTTTTTCTACAGCTTGTTTGTCTGTTGTCTTTTCAATTTCTTTAGCGTGTTTCGATTCTAGTTTTCTTAATAACTCGTCATATTCATTTTTTATTTCATTGGTTAAAAATTCTAATTTTGGTCCTTCCCCAGTGTATCCCTTACTTCTTAAGTACTTTTCCATTTCAATGATTCTGCTAGCTCGCATTACGTAAGCGTTAATGTTTTTTCTGACATCTTTTACTAGCATCCCCGCTTTTAGCAAGTCAGCGTCATTTATCATTAACGAACGTTCCATTAAAATATTGGGAACACCAGAGCCATTCATTTTAGGCCCAGCGATGGCGGTGTGCAATTGTTCTTCAGTTAACGAAAGAATAGTGTCAATGGTGTCTTTAGCCGAAGATGATAAATCGGCTTCAGATAAGTCAGCTCTAAGTTTTAATTCCTTACCATCTTTAGTTAACATGTCTCTAGTTAGTTCACCGCTATCTAACTTTAGTTTTATAAATTCGTGGCTTGAAAAATTAGGGTCTTTTTCATATTGCCTTCGAAAGTTTCTAACTTTTTGATTAACATCTGAAAATTTGTTAAGCAAGAATTTCTGTATAGTCGGTCTATTGGCCGTGATATATTCCCTATTATAAAGACGCATCATATATTGGGAAGAACCGAATACCTTAATATCTTTTTCTAATAATCCTAAATCCTGTAGTTCTTTGGTGGTTGGTTCTATGATTTCCTTGATAATCCTATTTGCTTCTCGTGATATTACGCCATTAGAATGACTACCACCTTCTAAGACGGCACTATAAACATCTTCCATAAATTTATCAAAATTACCTTTTTTGTAAGCTTCTTTTTTTATTCCTGAAATGGTTTTGCCTGCTAAAGATTTGTCAGGATCTACTCCTAGGTATTCGTAATAAGCGTTAGCGAGCTTAATTTCATTATCAGCTCCCTGAGACATCCTGCCCCATATTTTAGTTTGTAACGCTTCGGTATGGGATTCTTTATTTACAATGTTTTTCGCAATCGTAAAGTTATGCTCTAAAGCTTCGTCCGTAAATCTTCTAATAGACTTAAACTTGCTTGTCATGCCTAATAAAACGGGGTTTCTAAACAATTTCGCCGTCATCCATACGAAAGGTGTCGCTGGTTTTAGCTCGCCGTTTTTACCCCATCCCCATAATTCATCTTTATCTAGCCTTATTGTTTTTGCGGAGCTCAGTGAGCCGTCAGCCATTTCATCTAATATTTCAAGACCAAGCATTTCACCTTTAGGGCCAACTGAGAATTTTACTTGTTTGCCGTCCGTAGCATGTTCTAGGATTTCTTTGTAAACATTGTATTTAAGCGTCCTAGCTCCTACGCCAGCCATTCCTAAAAGTCCACCAAGGATTGTCCCAACTGCTACGTTATGTATGGATTCTTCAAGCTTTCTGGTCTCATCTACAAGCATCATATTCGCTTCATGCGCAGCAAACCCAGCGGCTATGCTTGGTAAAGCCGTAGTAATGTAAGATTTTAAGCCTGGAACTAGATATGCTGTTTTGAGCGCTTTGACAGGGAAAAGATAAGTATATGGATCTAAAGCTCCAGCCAGAAGCCCGCCTGCTAACGCACCAAGAGTAGAACCTTCATTTATTATTTTTTTTTGCTCCTCTCCAACATTAATCCTCTCAACTATTCTATAAAGCTCTGATTCGGTTCTAGCCTTTGACAAATCAGGCCAATAATAAGAATCGACTAAATCTAAATATTTTTCTTCTAACGGGTTAAATTCAGGCTGATTATTTTGCTGTTTCATTAGCTCTTGATTAGTTTCAAAAGCACCCATCTGGTAGTTATAAGTCTTCCCAATAAAAAAGTTATTTAAAAAAGAAGCTTTAGCAGTACCAAAAAAACCCTGATTATTGATTTCCGTTACCTCAGGCTCTGGCTCGACCCTTAAATCTTTAAAGCCAATATCACGCTCTTCTTTCTCTGTGAACATTTATCTTAATCCGCCTTCTCTGGGTATATAGCTTCTACATCAGTCAAATCTCTTTCATAAACTTCTTTATATTTTTTAGCTTTTTGTAATTGCTTTTCGTCATATTCATCACGAGCTTTTGTAACAATTTTATTAAAACGGTTAACATCTGGCGTCCATCTCGCTATTTGTCCCATGCCATCAAGCAAGGGGACTTGAATTCCGTTATCATCTATGTAATTAATTTGCCATGATGGAACACCATTAGGTGGCAGCCTAGTTATTTGATCAGAATCTATAACTATTTTTCTTTCTACTCCATTAATTTTTATTTTTAAATCACCATCTATTACCTTTTTGTTTAGAACTTCGACATCATAAGGTGCATCTTTCCATTCAAGCGTGTTAAATACGAAATTTCCCTCTTCCCTTATTTTTTCATTAATTTCTACGAGTTCTTTAACGGCTCTAACCTTATCATTTTGCAAAAAGTTAGTATTTTTAAATGCAGGATATACGGCCTCTGGAGAATACGCCATAACCTCACTTCTATTATTAATTTTAGTTTGTTGATAATCTTTTTCCATTTGTTCAAACACTAATTTTTCGGCAATAATTGGGTCTCCTATTTTCTCAATATACATTTGCATTAACTTATCGTATCTCTTTGTAATCCCCGAAGGAACAATCATATTGCTTTTAAAAATAAAACCTTCTCTTGCTCCTATTCCTTCTATAACGTGTTTCTCTTTGGATTTATAGTCATTCAAATTTTTAAGACTATAAAAAGATTTAAGCTTTTCCTTTGCTTCTTCTCTTTTGTTTTCGTCAAATATGTTTACTCTATCTCTCGCTTGCTTTAATGCCTCTTGAGGATCTATGCTTGATGAAATCATTAATGCGTCAAATAACGAAACTGTGGCTTTTGTATCAGTATCTATACTTTTATAAATGGGGTGGTTTGCCTGGGATAAAACTCTGATTGACTGTGCTGCTTCAGCAGCTTGCATTGGGTCGCCAAAATTAACAGCACTAATTAGTTTTTTAGTAACGCTTGGAATATCTCTATTAATTTGTTTTGCTAATACTACTTCATCCGATAGAGAAAGCTTATAATCTTGTCCTGTTTTTTGTGAAACGTTTTGAACGGCATTCGCTTTTACCACCTCAAATACTTCATTCATCTCATCATTTGAAAGTTCACTTAATACTGTTGGATCTGATAAATTATTAGCGACTTTGTTATATAACCTAAGCTTCTCGTTTTCTTTAGCTTGTTTTTTCGCCAAATTTCTTTGAAATTGGGCAAAATAACGGGATCCCATTTTATTTTTATAATCTTCTAATTTTTCAGGGGTTAACGTTCCGTTTATTGATTCGGTTTCACCTTCCACAAATGCTATATATTGACTTCCATTTAAAGCTGCTTGATAACGATCACCATATTGCATTACGCCAGCAATAACCTCTTCTTTTTGCAGAGGCGTTAAATGATTTAAAGGTTTTTCTCTTAGTTCCTTTAAAAATTCATCGCCTTTGTTTTCCTTTATTGCTTTTTCATATAGCCTACTTTGATAGCTTGAGTCTAGTAAAATTCTTGCTTCTTCTTTTTGTTTTGTAGCAAAATCAACACCAATTTGCCCTAACGATACGGCATTATCTAAAATACCAACTACTCTTTTATATTCTTCCTTGGCTTTATCATGTTCTCCTGACAAATTAAAATTCTGTATATTTTTAACTCCTTGACTAGTAGCTGCCACCATCCTTTGATGAGCTTGCCTTCTATTATTTTCTTCAACCTTCAATGTTAATTGATTGTAGCTAGACTGAAAACTACTTAACGCCGCTCTCTCTAATGCCGTCCTGTTTTCTTCGCTAGATAGACTTATAATCTTTTCAACACTCTGTAAAGTTTTATTTTTGTAATCCTGTAAATCCTTATTGCTGGGATTCGGTAACTTCATGAATTGCGTATTGGCTTCATTTAAGAATGCGTTAACCTGAAACTCAAGATTTTGTGCTTCTTCCTTTCGATAAGCATCCGCAAAGAACTTACCAGCCTCACCAGCTCCTGGCAATAAAAACTTCCCAGGCGATTTTTGTGCGGCTTCTATACCTGATAATTCCGCTCTTTTATTGGCGGCGTTTTGGGCAAGAGTAATGGCTGCATTATCAAGAGCAGTATTGCCAATAGGTTTAGAATCCTCTAAAGAAGCTAATCGGTCAAAGGTCCCTTTAGCATTGCCACCATCCCCTTTTGGATTAAATGAGGCTTGTCTTTGATACTCTTTAATTTCTTTCATAATTACTTTAAGTTCTTAAGCTGTCTCATTGTATTAGCTCTACCAGGATTTTTAATCTTATTAATTGACTTGTTTAGTTTGTAGTTCTGATACATTCCTTTCCCTTTCTCATAAACTCCTTGAGTATCACTTACAAATTGATTAGAGCTGAACTGATTTATCAGCATTTGATCAAATTGATCTGTTAGCTGCTGTTTCTTATTTTTAGTGCTTTGCTCTAAACCGAGATGTGAAGCTGCCTGATTAATAGAGGAAAGGGACTTACGATTTAAAATATTATTTTTAGTAAATTTTCTAGATAATTCAAGCATCTTCGTGTCTTGGCCATAGGCGCCAATAGAACTATCTGTAATTGCTTTTGCCGAGCCTGCTCCGATTCTTTGCCCCCTAGCTCCGAATATCGCAGCTTGAGAGGCTAGTGTTTCTCTGATTTGATCAGCGTTATAAAGGGCTTGTTCATAATAGCCAATTTCAGCCTCTTCAAGCTTTAAATCCAGTTCTTGTCGTTCAAGCTCTCCGCCAATCCGAGTAAAATAATTAGCCTGTTCTAAGTTCCTGCCAATCTCTTTAGAACTTTTTCTCTTAGCGGAATAAGCCTGGGATAGCCCTGCTATTTGAGCTGCTAATAACAAAATACTTGTTGACATAAAACCCTGTAATTTTCTATATATCTATTACATATGATATACCAATTATAGTCATAGGCAAAGGGATATTCTGTTGAATGGTTAAGTTAAAATCTTCTATATTCCAGCCCTTAAAAGGGCTATATTGATAGATACCACTACTCAAATTTAATGGCTGATCTAAAACAATATCACCCATCTTTGCCGTAGGAATAGGGTTCCCTTCAATAGTCGCCCCTAACATTTTATAATAATTAATATAAAAACTCCGAATATGCTTAGGAGCATAAAGATTAGAAGGCGTTCCCATGATATTCCCTATAGGCAAGGGCTGAAGGATAGAGGTAAATGACAACCCAACGTTTGCGTTTTGAACCACACTCGGCAAAACTATCTGTCCGCCTTGAACAGTAAAGACTCCTTGATAAAAACCATCCGCTAGTACGCTAAGTTGTTTCCCTTCCAATACGCCCAGGCCATTGATGGTATCGCTATTGATATTTGTTTTAACAAAAGAGCAATCGGTATTTAGAGAAAAATCCAGTTCCTCAATCATTAAGACCGCATTGCCGTTAATGGTTCGTTGAACTAAAAACCATACACGGTTTCCAGTTGATACGACCTGACAAAACGCTCCATCAGTTTTGCCAGGGGTCCATGCTCGAATATTTTCATCTTCTATCACTTGAAACGAGGCTAAAGTCCCATCGCCATTACAAACAAAAATAAAATTTCCATCATTGGTAGGATTATTGTTAAAATCACACATATCAACAGGGGATTTAATTAAATGATTAGAGATTAATGACACATTTTTTAAGGCCCAGCCTGAAATATTGAAATCCCAAGCGACCGCTTTTACATTTTTAAGTGACCTATCAATATAAAAAGTTTGGTTATCTAAAAACGCTGGCTCAACATTTGAAATACCATCTTTGTTTTGCTCACTTAGGAAAAAAGTTTTAGGCGTTAATACCGACTCAGTGAACCCAGAAGTAGTGAGAAATCCTTCTGCCGTATGAACAAACAGACTTTTGCCAGAGTTCAAAAAATTAATCTGGCTAAAATCTCCAGAAGATGGATACCAAGAAATAGCGTTATCATCTAAAGATTCACTGTCATCAAAATCATATACGTCATTAGTAACGCTTCCCCAAACGCCATTTGGTAAACCAGTGGTACCACCTAAAAATAATCGATTCTGATGCAAAGTTCCTGTTTTAGGGAATCCTCTAGCCACTGACCATACAGGCTCACCTAAATAAGCTAACCTTCCTGGAATTGGAGTAGTATCTTTGAAATCCTTAATGACGGTAAGGGTTATCTGATTGCCACTAATAACGTTAGTGATTCGCCCTACTCCTTCATTTCCTGTAAATATCCCTCCAACAAATGATTGATTAAAAATATTCGCACTACACGTTAAAGTTATAGTCCCCGTCGTAAAGCTTGGTTGAAAAGTGGTATTGTCATAATTATTAATAAAAGAAAAGCTTGGCATGTTTTTAAAAACGATATTCGTAAAAGTCCAAGAATTTAAGATTGAAGCAAAATTTGTATTCCCAAGTGCTGTTATCTGAAAATAATTAATATCATTGAGAGCATCGCTAGAGCTAGCGTATATTCGACAAGCATTGTTATTTACCGCTTTTATGTAATAGGTTCTGTTTGGATAGATTTGCGGGTTTGTAGTTGGCATTACTCCGTTTGTTAAAAACCTTACGGCTGATATGCTTCCTGGCGCAAGCTTGTTGGTTAAATCTAAGTTTAGATAATTATTGATCGCATCTATGCCCGTAATAGCGGTATTGTCAAAAAAGCTTCTCGTTAATTGCATGGGAGAAAAATTAGGGTTGAAAACAAACATTTTATTAACAACCTGACAAAATTGTAGAGAGGCTATGTCTTCTTTTTGATAGGTATTTACAACTGTAGCTGACAGTATATTTTCTAAGTATATTTTTATGGATGTTTGTTCAAAGATAATTAAGTATTCAGCATCTTCTATGATCATTGTACCTAATTTGGCCTGAGAAGCATTTTGAGCGACTGCTAGAGAATCTACATATCGAGTACCAAAACGTCTTTTAACACCACCCTGGGGAACTACAATACAATTTTGCAAGTTTTTAGCACAAGAATAATAAGCCTGGGTATCGGTTCTGGCGTAGGCTCTAGGGTCTAATTCACCGCCTGTAAAATTAGATTGGTCATAACGGACAATGCTCATATAAAGTCATAACCTATAAACCTGTTTGCAATTATTGGAGCGTCAGCAATGGGGCTTTGCGGTCTATTCTTAGCATCTATAGCCATTGCTTCAAACTTTTTCATAGCAGCTTGTCCATCTAAGTAAGTGGAAATTTGAGGATTAACTGCACTCGATAAGGCTAAATAAGCGCCTAGCTTACAAGCAAAATATTCCCAAAAATAATTAGGGACTTTTGTAATATTAGGCTGAAATACATATTCTAGCCATAAGACATTGCTGTTGCAGTAAAGCGTGTTGTCTTCGTAAATCTCAAAACGCCTAATATTTGGATAAAGCCTAATTAATGAGAGGTAATCGCCTGGCAATTGATAAATATAACGCCAATTTAGGATAGTAGGTAATGTTTCATCTAAAGCTGATAATTGTACTATCTTAGAGGCAAAACGCCACTGATTTTTTGAAATATCAGAAGTAAATAAAAAGTCGAATGCCTGCTCCGCTGCTGAGCTAGTCTGGTCGACACCCAGTGCGATGATTGGCCCTTTGCCAATCATCGTCAAGGCGTTGGAAATGACTTGAACCTTCGTTAAAGCCATAACTATTTACAACAATGTATAGTTGGTCGATACAGTTAACGTTGAAGTTCCGTTAGCAAACGGTGCCGTACCATTTCTTATACCCATCGCTGTATTAATTGTAGCATCTGCTACCTGCGCAACTATACCAGGAACAATACTAACCCTTATTGCGTTGGTTAATATATTGGCTGCTGGGATTTGAGCTGTTACGTCAGAAGCACCAATTCTACCAGTGATAACACCACCGTTAGCGTATTGGGTTCCGCCAATCCAGTTTAACCTAACTGCCATCGCTTGAACTAAGATAGCGAAATTAGTAAAAGCTGGGATGAGTGTTTGAGTGGCTCCATTCATAGCCAACACTTGTGCCGCCGTGAGAATAGTTGTTGATTCAGCAATTCCTATTTGACTGAAAGTAACAACCCCTGTTTTAACATTTGAACTGGCAACCATTAATCGAATAAATCCATTAATGTATCCTGTTCCCGCTGCGGGAACAGAGTTGTCAATAATTTCCAGTGTATCACCAGGCCCTAACTTATCAGCAACCGCTGAGAAATAGTTAGCTGTGTTTAAGCAAGTGTTAATAGTATCGTCATTTACACCTGGATTAACTCCTGTTCCATAAGTTAAATAACGATAAGCTTTCGAGCCTGCCAGACCGATTTCCTTGCTAACAATACCCGTTGTAGAGTCAATAAGGTTATCGGTAGTCATGTCCGCTGTAATACGAGTCCAATTTTGATTTTGAAAAGCCATGTTTAATACTCCAATTCGTTTAAAGATTAAGGATTTACGCTTTCATCGCATAAAATAGCGAGTACGCCTTTAGGATCGATAATCACCCCACCAAGGTACATATAACCATTAACAAGATAGCTCATGTACATACCTTGATAAGTAATTTCTACGCTTGCGCCTTGCCCTATCGCAATTCCGGTAGAGTCTTTATGCCAGGCAAAAATTGTACGGATGTTCCCTGCTTTTGGTAAACCACCTTCTACCATTTCTGGTAAAACTCGAACATTAAACCCTAAAATTTCTTTGTAATTCAAAGTACCATCTGCGACCGCTTCGGTATTAATATAAAACCTATTAATAAAGTGGTCATCCGCCAATAACGCAGCCAAATTATTAGCCGACATGGCAACAAATCTATCTGCAATAGGAACGGCATTTGAATCAAAAAATGCAACAATTTGACGATACTTGTAATAGGTAAAATTACAGTTAGCGACTGGTTGTCCCGCAGGAACGGCATTTACTGCAATTACGTTTCCGGGGTTAGTGTTTACAATATTGCCTAAAGCATTAATTGTTATCTGGTCTGAGCGACGGCCGAGCCCTTGTGAAATAGCTTTAGCTAGTTCCATTTTTGGATCGAAGTTGACTGTTAAGTCTTGAATTTTATCACAGAATGCGGGTGCCGAATATTTAGTAAGATAGGCGGTAACGGGTACAAAACCTGGGTCTTTTGGATCTAACAACTGTTGAAACCCAACTGGATTAGCAACAATAGTCCCCAATCTTCTAAATTGTACTTGAGAACCTACGACATCGTTACGTTCACGTACAGTTCCTTTAAGATGATACCCGCCTGATTGATATTCTAACTTAACAAGCGCTTCGAATTCGGTTTGTTGAGTTGCAGTAAGAGATAAAGACATGGACATTTCTCCCAAAAAAATAGTAAAACCAAATATCCTGATAAACAGGATTCTCTTTGATTCAAACTCATTTGTCTGGGCTAGGTTCCCTAGGTATCCTTTTTTGGAGCTACGGTGTCCAATTTCTGGGCGTAACTTTTATCCTACAAGGGCTAGATTTTTCTAGGTGTCCAAATCTTAGATTTTGACTCTATAATAATTTTAAGTAATTATTATTTTCATGTCAAATTATTTAGGTCGATAATTCCATTAATCTTCTATAGGACATTACCACATCAAATAACTGATTATTCGCTGCTGAAAATACCGTCAAGGTATCTCCTGGTTTAACGTAATGTCCATTAATTTCATCGAAAGCTTGCGTGTGAAATGGCAAAATATCCCTGTAGTTTAACAATTGAACGGTCATAGGGGTCGAACCTGTATTTATGTTCCAATACAAATGTACAAATATTCTATCCGATGAAAGATTAGTAAAAGTTAACTTATCAACAATACAAACGACACTCTCATTTATTAATGTTTGAGGTGTATCAGAAACATCAACAAGAGCCTTCCTCGTAAAATCAACGAACGGATAAGTAATAGACATTATTCTCCTTGAGGGATAATCTTCTGTATCGCCTGACAATCGGCAATGAAAATATTTAAAACATCTTTCAAATCCGATCCTTTTGGTTTGTCCGTGGGGATTTGAGCAATTAAGGCATTCGTATCGCTGATTGATTGCGTTAACCCAGCGGCTAAGGCTACATACCAGATTTTTTGAGTATCAGGATCTGGGTTGCTGAAATAGTTAAAAAGCTGCCCACCAATTTGGTTAATAAATTGGACGTCGGATTGAATGTTGGCATAAGTCTTTGGGTCAGCAAAAACCTGCGGAGCCAGACTGTTGATGTAAGACAAATCGACTTGAGTGCTGGTGACCAGCTTCAAATCGGTCAGTGTGGTTGAGACGTCTCTTAATATTTCGTTCATGGTTTTTTCCTTTCATAAAAAATACGTTAACTCTGTAAATTATAAGCTTTTTCAAACTTTCTCTCAAGAAATTCTACCTTTTTTGCTAGCTCTTGGAAAGCCATAATAAAATAGCACGTCAAAGTATTGTAATCTATTCCGGCGTTTTTAATGTTATTTATTTCTTTTTCTAATTTCAATCTGTTTTTT